AAGCAATTCTCGATCGAGGGAACTATCGAAGCGATCTTCCAAAATGAATCGGACTTCAAGACAGCATTCCTCGCCGGTACCGTTCGCGCTCTCCGCTTCGACCTCACGAATCCGGTACTCATCGGAGTATCATCGACACCATACGTCATCCTCGACCTTCATGCCGTGTACTTTACCGAGATGACAAAGCCGTACCGACTCAACGATGTCGTCATGCAGACGCTCTCATTCAAAGCGAGCTACAACATCACCGACTCGAAGATGATGACGCTCACGGCTCGCAACGCGGTCGTCTCGTACTAACCCGCATTATTATTTTTATTTTTTCATATCTTTATGAATAGAGAGACAAAGGTTTTCACTACAGCATCGGGACACGCAATCGAATACTACGCATTCCTCACCGGCAAAGAGGCAAGGCAACTCGAGGACGAGATGCTCTCGAAGATGAATATCGAAGTGTCCGAGGACGGATCAAAGTCGACATCAGTCAAAGCAGACATACTCAACGCGGCACAGGATAAAGCGATGAAGCTCGTCATCGTCTCATTCGATCAAAGCAAAGAGAACGCATTCGAAGCAGTCGAAAACTTACCGGCGCCGGAGTATTGGGAGATCGTGAAAGAACTCAATGCCGTCATCGAGAAGGCAATCAATCCCGCTTTTTTAGCGAAACCGAGTACGCCCTCGAACGGCTAGCGAAACTCGGTCACACAAAGGTCACGCCGCTCATCGATGAGATCCTCATCCTCGAACACATGGGATGGACGCATCAAGAGTTCCTCGAGCAACCCGCCGAACTTATAAAAGCGATACGCCTCAAAATAAGCGTATTCGCTCGAGTAGAGAACGAAAGACAAAGGAAAGCCGGTACCGGATAGCGAAAAGTCCGCGCCGGGGTGTATAATATCTTCAATGGCAAACGCTCGCGCAATCATGGAGATCCTCGTCAAAGCGACCGACAACGCATCGGGAGCGCTCAATGACATCGGCAAGTCGACACAGAATCTCGAGAAGTCCGCATCCGGACTCTCGGTAACAATGAACGCCGCACTCGGCGCTCTCGCCGCATACGCCGGATCACAGGGACTCAAGGGAGTCATCGGCGCATCGGAGGAGGCATCACTCACGCTCTCACAAGCGCGGTTTTTCCTTGCCGGCTTCAAGGGAGACGTCGGAAAGAATCTCGACACCCTCAAGACATGGGCCGCCGGTATGCAGAAGGCGGGCATCGCCGGAGATGAGTATGCGACTCTCGTTGCCGCAAAGCTCACTCCCCGCGTGAAGTCACTATCAAAGGCGCAAGAGTACGGCAATCTCCTTCTTCGTGGCGAACGCCTCGGGATCCTCAACGCAAGCGAAGCGGCGAACATGATGATCCGCGCAACGGAAGGGAATGAGAGAGCGATGCGCTTCCTCCTTGAGCAGATGGGAATTGCGGCTCCTCAGTTCGTCTCGCTTCAAACGCTATTCGAAGAACTCCGCCGGCGTATCGAAGAAGGAGAGCAGGGGATGACACCCTTTGCGATTGCGATGCGTCGACTCAAGGAAGCGATGGGCGACTTCGCAGAGAACGCCGGGACACCGCTCGCGAACTTCTTCGCGTTCTTCATCAATGGCATCAACAATATGCTCGACAAGTTCCCCGCTCTCGGTACCGCAATCACCGGAGCCGTCGCGATGATCTCCGTCGCACTTGCCGGACTCGGTGTCGGATTCGCATTCGACTCCCTCCTCAAACTCGTCGGCCTCGCGACATCGTTCGGCCCGTGGGGACTTGCGATCGGAGCGGCGATCGGACTTGCCGTGTTCTATCTCTCACAACTTGGATCGATGAGCGAGCAAGCGAAGTCTCGCATGATCGTTGCATTCACCGCACTAGCGATCGCACTCACCGCGATCATGGCGGCAACTGGATCAGCATTCTTCATCCCCTTCATCCTTGCCCTTGCCGCACTTGGAGTCGCGACATCGATGTCGATCGAAGGGTATCAAATATCATGGAGTGGATTCGCACAGTATCTCAAGGATACCTTCGTCGGTGTCGGCATCATCCTCAAGGAAATATGGGGAGCGACGATCACATGGCTCAAGGATCAATTCACCGCATTCGAGGACTGGATCTCGAACAAGGTCACGGCCGTCATGGATTCCGTGAGTCGGGCGATCAGCGCGGTCAAGTCACTCCCGGGAACGGTGGTCAATGCCGCATCGAACGCGGTCGCAAACATTTCCGGAGGAGCGCGTGCGGGTGGTGGCCCGGTCACGGCCGGTGCATCCTACCTCGTCGGAGAGAACGGCCCGGAGATCTTCACTCCTCGAGGTGCGGGATCTATTATCCCGAACGGTGGCGGATCCGGCGTGATGGTCGACATGCGCGGGAGTATGTTTCTCGATCGCCAAGTCGCCGTCCAGATTGGAGACGAGATCATCAAGCGCCTCCGCGAATTGCACCGCATCTCCGCGGTATAACGTATGGCCCTTTCACTAAGAATACTACGCGGCACCGTGACAATGACGATCGCTTCCCCGGCGGTTTTCACGCTTACCGCACACGGACTCGTCGCGAATGACATCGTCTATCTCACAACGACCGGAGCGCTTCCGACCGGACTCGCGATCAATACTCCGTACTACGTCATCGCAACCGGCCTCACCGCGAACAGCTTCCAAGTGTCGGCAACGCAAGGAGGCGCGGCAATCAATTCATCCGGAACTCAAAGCGGCACCCATTCTCTATGGATGGATAAAAGCACGGCGATCGAATGGCCGTCGATAAAGAAGATGGACGTCCTCACGAAAGAGCCGGATCGCCTCGAGTTCCGCATCAAGAACTATGCGACAAAGACCTATCGCCCGGCGCTCTCCGACGAGGTGCTTCTTTATGACGGGACGACAAAGATATTCGGCGGCAACGTCGTCGAGTCGCATGAGACACACGATGGACTCCTCAAGTATTACATCGTCGTATGCACCGACTATCAGCGCCTCATGGATCAAAAGCTCGTCAATAAGACCTATGTCGGGCAGACCATCGGAGCCATCATCGCGGACTTCGTTGCGAACTATCTCCCGGCCGGCTTCACCACGACGCACGTCAACGGACTCTCGGTCATCGACAAGATGGTATTCAACGACGAGGCACCGAGCAAGTGCATTCAGCGCATGGCCGACTATGTGGGGACGCATGATTGGTATGTCGATTATGACAAGGACATCCACTTCTTCCCGGAAGGATCGGAGCCGGCACCCTTCAACCTCGACGACACCGGAGGCAAGTACATCTTCGGATCTCTCTCGCTCGACAAAAACATCAATCAACTCCGCAACACCGTCATCGTCTCGGGAGGAGATAAGCAGTCAACGACGCTCACCGATACAAAGACCGCCGACGGTACGCAAAAGACATTCGTCGCAAAGCCGGGACTCCAAAATCTCACCATTGAGCGCGACTCGGGATCCGGCTTCGTGACGCAGACGATCGGCACCGACGGAAAGGATGATCCACTCACAAAGGATTGCCTCTACAACACCGACAACGGATTCATCATCTTCCCGACGACACTCACCGCAAGTCACAAAGTGAGATGGAGCGGCGTGCAAGTGTACCCGATCAAGATCATCCGTCGCAACATCGCCTCGATTGCACTCTATGGCGAATGGCAATACATCATCCGCGACGCGACCATCAAGTCGGAGATCACGGCGAAACAGCGAGCCGGCGCCGAGATCACAAAGTATGGAGATCCCGCAAACGAGGGAGTCTTTCGTACCTACTCATCCGGACTCCGCTCCGGTATGTCGATCACGGTGCAGTCGACCGCTCTCGGGATCTCGACACTCACTTTCAAGATCGTCCGGTGCATCCTCACCGCTCGAACGAATAGTGCCTTTGAATACGAAGTACACCTCCTCGCCTCCGAGGACGTCGGGATCATCGATGTCCTTTCGAAGCTCCTTGTCTCGGATCCGGCCGCGCAGTTCGTGACATCGGAATCCACGCTCATTGTGCAATCCGAGGCATGGGATGAGACGGTCACATACACCGAGAACTTCACCGTCAATCCCTTCGGACTCAATGTGAAACCGACACCGGTATGTGGCCCGTACCACGGCACCGGAAGCGGAGATCTCAAACGTGTACTTTGCTTGAGTGGGAACTTCAAGCTCTTGTGATATAATTTTTATATGAAGAATATCATGGGACAATTCTCGGAAGGAGTGAAGATGAGTGGAGAGTGGGACTTCCTTCTCTCGTCTCCGGAGACTCAAGCAGAAATGCAAAACGTCCTCAAGGCTTCCGGACGTGCCGCATATCGCGCATTTGTCGAAGCCGGCGTCGCTTCGGGACTCATTCGAAAGACTCACTACAAGAACATCATCCCGACCGTCTCGCGTTCACAGATGGCCCTTGCTCTTTGCGGACAGATCACAACAAAGACCGAGATCCAGATCTCACACTCCGAACTCGGTACCGGTACAACGACGCCCGCCAATGGAGACACCGGACTTCAAACACCGACCGGTGCAACTCGAAAAGCCATAAGCTCAATGGACGCATCGGGAGCAGTCGCGAACTTCACCTCATATTGGGCCGCAACCGAAGCGACCGGAACGTGGAGAGAGTTCGCACTTTTTATCAACGGATCAGGCACGTCGAACTCCGGCGTCCTGTTCAATCACGTCGCGATCAATATCACGGTGTCGTCATCCGATGCCCTCACGATTGACGGGACAGTAACCCTCTCATAATTTTATGCCGTACCCATTCACCGCCGGAGACACACTCAACGCATCGGATCTCAATAACATCCGCCGACAGGTCGATGTCTCGAGCGACAAGACGACGAACTATACACTCGTCCTCACCGACGCGGGCGCATTGATCGAGATGAATGCCGCGGGCGCACTCACATTCACCGTGCCTCCGAACTCGTCGGTCGCATTCCCTCTCTACACGCGCATCGCACTAAGGCAGAAAGGAGCGGGCCAAGTAACGATCACACCGGGAGCCGGCGTGACGTTGCAGTCATACCAAAGCGCACTCAAGACGGCCGGACAGCACGCGACAGCGTTTCTCGTAAAGGTCGCGACGGACACATGGTTCGTCGACGGTACCGTAGTCCCATAAAAATATGAATGTTGACTATCTCATTGTCGGAGGAGGAGCAACACCGGCCTCATGGCAGAATCCGGGAGGTGGTGGCGGAGAAGTAAAAACAGGAAGCATCGCAGTCACCGTCACCTCATACACAATCACCGTCGGGACAACCGGTGTCGCTTCTTCCGCATTCGGTTTTACTTCGGCACCGGGCGCCGCCGGAGTTTCGGGAAATGGAAATGCCGGTGGAGCAAACGGAGCGAATGGCTCCGGTGGTGGAGGAGGAGCCGGTGGTGTCGGAGCCGGTGGCGGAAGTTTTACCGGAGGAACGGGTGGCGCCGGAGTGTTTTCTTCTATCAGCGGGACATCGGTACAGTATGGATGCGGAGGAGGTGGTGGGGGACAAAACGGAGGAGGAGGATCGCCGGATGGATACGGATCCGGAGGAAACAACGGATCGCAAAATGGATCACCCGGCGGGCCGAATACCGGAGGTGGTGGTGGCGCTCCGTATGGTGGTGGTACTCCCGGTACCGGATCGGCCGGCGTCGTCATCATTCGCTATCCGACCGTATTCCTCAAGGCGACCGGAGGCACGATCACGACAGTCGGAGGAGATACTATTCACACATTTACGACCTCCGGGACATTCACCGTCACAAGCGATCGGCGCGGCCGGAGTGGAGGACTTGGATTTTATATGTCACAATAGGAAAAGCACATGCTCGAAACAGCGACAACAACTTGGCTCAAGTCACTCACGGCGAACGTCGTCTCCGGGTGGCAACAGAAGGCAATCATCGGAGCGGCATTTTCTGTATTCACATTCCTATTCGATGGGACACTTGTCCGATCGGCCGGAGGTGCGCTCGTCATGCTCATCCTTCTCGATACCGTCACCGCACTCGTCGCCGCAAAGAAAACAGGGCAAGAGATCCAAAGTCGGAAGATGCTCCGCACGGTATGGAAGATCCTCATCTACTTCACCGCAGTCTCGGCCGGACACCAAGTCGAGATCGCGGCGAACTATCACGAAACGAGTAACATCTTCCTCGACCTCACCGTCGGGTCGATCGAGGAGTATGTCCTCGCATTCCTCGCGATCACGGAGTTCACCTCCGTCCTCGAGAACATCGGCCGGGCCGGGTACGCGATCCCTCTCAAATTGCTCAATAAGCTAGAAGATTACAAGGACTCACGCTAACACTATGGACAACACTTTCGAATTTTCACATGGGGCAATCCCCTCACCACGCGACTATCGCGACGTACCTCTTGCGGCCGTCGGCCCGGAGGAGTCACTTGCATTCGCCG